CGATCACCGTGGCTCGCTGACCGTGACGGAGGTCCGTCATGGCTACGCGAGTCTCGGGAGTTGCTGTCACGTGGGGCGGCACCGCCGTTCAGCAGGTCAGTAGCGTCACGCTCGATCTCGTCCGCGACATGCCTGCCGCCCGCACGGCACGGTGGACCCTCGACTTGGGCGAGGTCACTCTGCCTGCGTTTACTCGCACGGCGGTCCCCGAGAGCCAGTACGGCGTGCGGGCTCGTCTGACCGTGACGGCGCAGGACGACCAAGGCACCGCCACATCGAGCACGTTCACGGTGTTCGACGCTGATTGCGTCTACCTCGGTGCCGAGGTCCGTGGCGAGCTCAACGGCGTCTGGCAATTTGACCACCGTTTCAAAGTGATGGATACGGTCGGCGTGACCGCTACGTATCCATCGTGAGGTGAGTGACACATGGCGACACTGACGGCAGAGCAGATTCTGGCATCGAACGACGCCGGGCTCATGGGACCGATCACCGTGCCCGAGTGGGGCGGTGACGTGTTCGTTCGCGTGATGAGCGTCGGAGAGCGTGACTCCTATGAGCGGTTGTGGATTGGGAAGAAGGACAGCGGCATCGAAAACTTCCGCTCCGAGTACCTCGCCCGCTGCCTCTGCAACGAGAAGGGCGAACTGCTCTTCACCCGTGCCCAGGTCGTCGCGCTGGCGAGCCGCAGCGGCGCGGTCGTCGGTCGCCTCTTCGACTTGGCGCTCAAGCACAACAACATGACGGAGGCCGATGTCGAGCAACTCGCAAAAAACTGAACGCCTCGCCATCGCGTCGGTTCCTCTTCGCGCTGGCGGGGCATCTGCGAATGACCGTTCGCGAGTTGTGCGAGCGGATGGATTCGCGGGAGTTGTCGGAGTGGATGGCGTACACGAGGTACTTCGTCCCGCTGTCCGACCCGTGGCTTCAGACAGGACTACTCGCATCGATCGCGATGGCACCGTACACCGACCCGAAGAAGGGCAGACCGCCGACCGCAGAAGATTTCATCCCGAAGGCAAGACCACCGCAGCATGAGTCGCAGGACCGCGATGCGATCCTTCGGCTACGGCGTGAGATGGGGATTGTGGACTGAACCATGGCAAACATCCTCGGGCTTGCCCTCAAGATCAGTGCGGACTCGACGCAACTGAAGCTCGGTCCGGTCGAGCGTGCGCTTCAGACTCTCGGCAAGGAAGCCGATAAGGTCACGAAGATTTTCGAAGAGTTCGCCTCCACAAGCGAGGCCGCCGCCAAGGCGCAGGACTCTACGGCGAAGGCACTGCAAGACCTCACGGCTGCAAGGCGAGCCGGAACGATTTCGGCCGAGCAATTCGCCAAGTCGTTCGAGGACGTTCGCAACGCCGCAACCGAGGAGGCGACGGCGCTGCGTCGCGCTGCTCAGATAACTGAGCAGAACATCACGCCACTCCAAAGGTACGAGCGTGCGGTCGCTGAACTGCGGGAGCAAGTGTCTGCGGGAAGAATCTCACAGGACACATTCAACCGCGCGATGCAGGCAGCCAGAGCGGACCTCGACCGCACGTCGCAGTCTGCCAAGGGCACAAGCACGCAACTCGAAGGCATCTCGCGTCAACTCACGGTCATCTCCCGGCTCCAGATCGGGCGTGCAATCGTCGATGGGTTTCAGGTGTTGTCCGGCGCTGTGCGTAGTGCGACCAGCCAGATCAGCGGCATCGTGTCGAGCGTGTCCACGTCGCTCGATTCGCTCACCGACCTGAGTAACCGGATCGACGTGCCGGTTGAAAAACTCCAGGGGCTCGGTCTCGCCGCGAAGCTCTCGGGCGTTGAGACGGAGCAGTTCGCCACGGCGGTGACGCGGCTCGGCGTGTCGATCGGCAAGGCTGATCCAGGCGGTGCGTTCGACAAGACGCTGCGGTCAGTCGGCGTCTCGCTCGCCGAGATTCGCGGACTGCGTCCCGAGCAGCAGTTCGAGCAGATCTCGGCGGCGATCGGTGCGTTGCCGACATCGGCCGACCGTGCGGCCGCCGCCGTCGAGATATTTGGCAAGCAAGGTGCGGCACTCACGCCGCTGTTCAAGGAAGGTGCTGCGAGCGTCGAGGAGCTCACGGCGAGAGCCGAGCGTCTCGGGATCATCGTGAGCGAGGATCAAGTGTCCAACATCGCCGCGATGAACGACGCCTTTGATCTCGTGAGCGCGACGGTCGAAGGCATCATCGGTCAAGTGACCGGCAATCTAGCGCCGGTGGTCACCGCGATCGCTGACGAGTTCCTTTCGTTTGTGGAGTCGTTCTCTGGCGCGGACGGCGGGGGCGGCACGGCGATTGCGGATGCCATCACCGACGTGCTGCTCAACGGTGCCGAGTTCCTTGCGGGCGTGTTCGATTCGTTCGTGTCGCAGTTCGGCGGGCTGTCCAGTGTCCTGGTCGATGCGGGCGCTGTCTTTCAAGCGACCGGCGAAGTATTCACAATCGTCTATGAGGGGCTGCGGGTCATTTTCAATGCGTTCGAGATCGCTGGTAACTCTCTCGCCCTTGCTCTCGGCAAGGCGCTTGAAGCGATCGGATCGTATCTCAACTCGGACCTCGAAGCGTTCGGAAAAGACCTTGTCGCCGCGAGTCAGGCGTCTATCGATCAGAACGCAAAGGAGCTTCTCGATGCGGCCAGCGGAGTCGCCGACGCTACAGAGCGGTTGCTGACAGGCGCAGACGCAGAGAAAGCCGCAGCAGGCCCAGCCGAGCAGTTCATCGAGGGCATGAGGAGCCGGATCGAGCAGGCACGCTCCCCTGAATTCAAGGTCACGACGAACATCGAAAAAACTCGTGAGGCGTTCGACGAGTTCTTTGACGGCATCGTCGATGAATCCAGCCGCGTGACGGGCTTGATGCGTGAGTTCGAGGCGGCCGTCGCCGACGCACAGGCAGACGCCACGCTCACTGCGGACGAGATCGCCCGCATCAACGAGCTACAAGGGGGCGTCAACGCTGCGATTCAGCAGGAGCTCGCCCTGCGAAGCGAGGCCGCAGCGTCCGCTCGTGAGCAGGCTGACGCTGACTCGAAGCGTATCGACTCACTGCTAAAGACCACCGACGCCACACAGAAGATCATCGACGACCTGTCTGCCGTGGAGCGTGAGATCGCCCGCGTGCAGCAGGAGATCGCCGAGACAGGCACGGGCGACAGCGGAGCCGCGCAGGGGCGGCTCGAAGAACTGCGGGCGCTGCAGGGTCAACTCGACGAACAACTGCGGGCAGCAGCCCAAGGGTTTGAGGGTGGCTTTGAGAAGGCGTTCGAAGCGACGGGCCAGAACTTCAACCGGCTCGCGGAGCAGGCGCAGCAGTTCGGCCAGGCTGGATTCGACGCCGCCGCACGCCTTCAGGAAGGCATCGCCGCCGCGCAGGAGCAGGCGCAGGATGGCATCCTCAACCGCGAGGCGTACGAAGCCGAGGTCGCACGGCAGCAGCAACTATTCGAGCAGGAGGTCGCGAACGTCAAGGCGGTCGCAGACGAGCGGCAGCGAGTCAACAACGCCGTTGACCAGGCGGTCAATCTCGCGAGGTTCGGCGGCGACCAGCAACGCCTCGCAGCCGCGCAGCGAGTTGCCGAGTTTGAGCGCGAGATCATCCGCGTGCAACAAGAGGTGCAGACAGCGAGGGCTGCGGGCGACCAAGTCGCGGTGAATGCCGGTGTTCAGCGGCTCGGGCTGCTCGATCAAGTCGCAGCGAAAGAGCGTGACGTGGCGAGCGGCAGGCAGCAATTCGAGCAGCAGATCGCTCAGCAGCGAGAGCAGTACCTGCAAGCGTTGAACGAGCAGCAGAAGAAGGCGGAAGAGGAGCAGAAAAAGTTTGCTGAGGAGCGGGCGAAGGCGATCGAGGCAGAGAACCAGCGACAGGCCGCGCGCATCCGTGAACTCAACACGCTCGGCTCGGGCGTCATCCAGGGGAACGACCTCCGCACCTCCGAGGGTGCTGCCTTGTTCCTGAACCTCGCCGCGAACCGGCAAGACCCGGCGCTCATCGAGGCACGGCTGCAAACGAAAGCTCTTCAGGGGCTGCGACAACAGGTCACGCAGCTCGTCGAGGGGCTCACTGGTCTTCCCACCGTACGCATCCCCGGAGCGCTCGGCTGATGGCTGTCGCACACTATCACGAGCTCCCACGATCAAACAAGTTTCGCTTTGGCGAAGGTCGCGACCTCACGCGCCAGTTTGTCGTCACGCACGACGGCACCGGGCAGGCGACCACTGCCAACGAAGTATCGGCGGCGCTGTCGTTGGAGCTCGGTGTGGCACACCCCGAGTACACCGACAACAGGTGCATCGAGATCGAGTACGAGGAGAACTACGAAGGCTCTCAGTATCACTCGCTCGTAACAGCAAAGTACGCAATCCCAAGCGGCGGCAGCGATCAGATGCTGCACCCGATCAATCGTCCAGCGCTATGGACGTTCACGACGCAGGGCGTCACCGCCCCGGCGTTCTTCTACTACTATGGTGCGGGAAACGACGACCAGCGGCCGCTCACAAACTCGGCGTATGACTTTTTCGAGGGGCTGACCTCCGACGAGGCTCAGTGCAAAATCGTCATTTCGCAGAACTTCTCGACGTTCCCGGCGGCGCTTGCAATCGGGCTCACGAACACGATCAACGCGACGCCGTGGATAGGAAGCCCGCTGCACTGTTGGAAATGCCAGGGCATCAGCGGCGAGCTCAAGTACGAAGAATTCGGCGGCGCAGCTATCCGATACTGGGCAGTGAAGGTCGAACTGCTCTACCGTCAGACCGGGTGGCCGCTGCAATTGCCCGACGTGGGTTTCAATTTTCTCAGCGGCGGGCAAAAGCGTCGCGCGATGGTGTTCGACTTCCAGAACGCCGAGTGGGTCGCCTCGCCCGGCCCGGTCGGTCTCGACGGCAGCGGCAACCAGACGCTGGGCGCTCCGGCGATCCTCGGTCGTCGCGTCCATCGCGAGGTCGATTTCAACACGTACTTCGGCTATCCGCCCGCATAGGAGACTCATCGTGCCAGACATCACGTACAGCGTGCAGGTCAGTGCCTCGCGTGGCGCTCTCGTGCAGCAGTTCTTCGCCAACGGCGTCACGACCGACATGAGCACGACCGGCGTGCTCGCGGCGACGCTCGATCTCACGACGGCGACGAGCCAGTTCGTGACGAGTGCCGCCTCGACGCTCGGGCTCTGCTTCGCCCGCTCGCTCGTCACATCCACGAACCAGACCGCCACCGTGTCGTTCGGTCGCCTTGACGGCACGACGCTCCATGAGACGGTGCGGTTGCGTCCCGGCGACGCCGCACTCTTCCGGCTTGCGCCGGGCAACTACGGTGCGAAAGCAGCGGCGACCGGCCGCCTCATGCTGCAAGTGCTGGAGGACTGAGCGTGGCTGGCGGGCCGACATTCTTCGACGCGGAGTCGGCCGTGCGCATCGCCAATGCGGTGCGGAAGGTCGAGATCGGCGACCGCTCCGAGGCACCACTGAGGTTCGACACGGTGCCGCCGTCGCAGCAGCGAAAGGCGTTCCGCATCGCCACGTTCTCTGGGTCGTGGGCGATCAACTCCATCAAGACGGTCGAGTTCAAGCACCAGACGAGCACGCCGAACACGGCGAGCGTGGTCAATCTATTCTTTCCGTACCCTCCCAGCACGAACGCAACAGACTGCGCGATTGCCAGAGAAGGCACCGCGTGGCACTTGATCGACGTGCCGTTTCAGACGGCGACGGCTGTGTTCTCTGGCGGCATCACGACGCAGACCGTGGTGTCGAACGTCGTCGTGGCTGCTGTGCTCAACACGAGCAACTGTCAGATCACCGTCACGCGGACGAACACGACTGCGGCGGTGACGATCGCTCAATCGACATTCACGTCCGTCTTTGTCCGGTTCGGAGGGTGAGATGAGTTGCCCGTGCTGCACTCCTTTGGTCTCGTGCGGCCCATGCGCGATCCCGAACACGATCTCGGCAACCGTCACGACATCAACCGGTCAGTCGCTCGAAACGCTACTGAAGAACCCGACCGCCGGATGCCCAGCAATCCGACATAGCCTGCCGTCGTCGTGGACGGCAGATCGGTATCTCGGTGGCCCCGGATACGCACTGCCTCGCAACGACGTGGCTGGGTGCATCTCGGCAGCGCTCTTTGGTGGCAGCCTCAGTCCGATCCAGAACTGCCCGGAGACAAACTACTCGTTCGTGTCACCGCTTCCGTACTGGCTCTCTCGCGAACGGTTCGCGGCCGTACGGAGGCTGCTCGGTGACGAGTGGGACCGATCGCTGCTAAGACCAGACGCATACTACCCGCATTGGACGATTAGTTGCGAAAACACCGGGATGCTTGTTCGAGCAGACTTGCGGCGAAGAACATTTCAGGACAGCCTGAACGCAAACCAGCCTGTGCCTTTTTGCTCGATATTTTGGGACCGGGTCTGGGCTGCGTGTCCATCCGTGTTGAACTACGTCCCACCAGAGCTAGAGCTCGTCGTTCCGGTCACGGTCGTCACGTGCGAGCCGTTTCTCGCCCAGGGCACCATCACGCTCAACGTCGGCCAGACATCAGTGACTCCCCCGGCGTACCTGTGTCCCGCGAACAACTACGGCAACGCTACCGTGACTGTGACGCTGACGGGGTGACCATTGCAGGCTCGACCTTGCTCATGCTCAAGCCCTAATGCGTCGTGCATGCGTGCTGGCGTGCCGATGGTTGGTCGCCTCTGGGAACTGTGCAGCGGAACAAACTGCACCGCCGAGATGTCGGACGCCTACCGGGCG